AAGACAACTGGCCACACTCCTCGCATTCGACAGAAAAAGGGTTTTTTGCCTGATCTTCCCGTTTTTTACGAAGTGCGTTATGGGCCAGTTCTAAATACTGTGTAGATACGGCTTTATGCCAAGCCTTGCCCTCGTCGCTCTTATGCCACTCTTTCGCCTTTTCTCGAATAGAGGATAAATGCTCTAGGTTTTTACTCGAACTTCCGTGCTTTTTTCGGTCTTCAGCATGAAGTTGAAAATGTTTTTTAGAAGGCAAGCACTCCAGGTTTGTGATGCAATTGTTCGTAGCGTCTCCGTCTATGTGATGAACGTGGTGTCCCTCCGGCACAGGGCCGTTATGGTGCTCCCAAACATCTCGGTGAAGAAGTCCATTGCCACCGGCTCTGTTAAAGTATTTTTGATGAGATGCCCGGTTGGATTCAGGGTACCTGTTATATGATCGACCATTAAAACGAATATTCTCTGCCATAAAACCTCCTGTGATAGGGTCTTTCTAACAGATAGTGTGACCATACTCAATAGTATTCTCTTTTTCGAGGCCTCCACTCATCCTCTTCTACACCTTCGTCATGCAATGAGATGAAGCCGCCTTGACGAAAACGCATCAACGCTAACGTCATCGAGTCGCAAAAATCGTCATGATCGCCATTAGGAAATGAAATAACCTCTTCGACGACCTCTTCCGCAAACGGCTTGGCCATTGGAGCCCACACTACGCCAGCTTCGAACAGCGGCGCAACCATGTGCATGCGGGTTATTTTGTCGTTCCCTTTGCCCGGCGAGAAACCCAACGCTGGTATGCCGCGCAGCCGCAACTCGTCAATGAGAGGCGTCCCCGTCGCTTTGGCCTCAACCAAAACCATATCCGGCTCCCAGTATTCGTGTTCTTCATAGGCAATCTCCTTCAGCTCAGGGAAGTTCCACCGCCCTCGTCGGGCGTCCATTAGGATCACGTGGTCTGGTCCACCCTCTTCTGGCTGGAACACACCCCAAGTGGTGATCGCCGAGTAGTCCGCCGTCTCTTTCTTCGAGAACGCCGTATCGTATGCCTGAAGAACATACTTGATAGCTGGTATGTCTTCCTTTTCCCAGTTCTGCCACCACTCACGCTTGATGATCGCACTTTCCGATGCAGTGGGCTGCTGTTGCCACTGCGCATTCCATTTGCCCAATGGAAGCGAAGCCTTAATCGAAAGCAGTGCGTCCTTTTCCCAGAACTCAGGCCATAGCGGGTTGCCAGATGGAAGAATGGCTGGGAACTCCACAACCTCCCACTTGTCCGCCATGACGTCGTTGCTCTGCCGCTCAAGCAAACGGCCCGTCAAATCCTTCTTACCCCAACGGGTCATAACCAAGATGATCGCACCGCCCGGCTGCAAACGCTGCCGAGGACCAGAGGTGTACCACTCATACGCGTGATCGAACGCCGTCTCGCTCAGCGCGTCCTGCTCTGAGTGAGGGTCGTCAATGATAAACAAGTCCGCGCCGCGACCTGTAACTGCAGCGCCCACACCAGCAGCGAAATATTCGCCGCCCTTGTCAGTACCCCATTTACCAGCACCCTTGTTGTCCTCCTTGAGGTTCGTGTTCGGAAAAACTTCCTTATACGCTGGGTCGTCAATCAGATCTCGGACCTTGCGGCCAAAGCGAACAGCAAGCTCCGTGTTGTGTGTAGCCTGAATAATCTTGAGCTTTGGGTTTCGACCCAAGAACCAAGCAGGCATCAAGAAGGATGCGAACTCTGACTTGGAGTGACGAGGCGGCATGTTGATGATCAACCGCTTCAACTCGCCTCGCGCCACCCGCTCTAGCTTCTCGGCAATGATCCGATGGTGATGACCCTCGATGAAGTTCTCATACACGTGGTGAACGAACGGCATAAAGGATTCAGAGGCCGTATCCCGAAGGTCCAGCCTCTTCTTCGCCTCAGTCAGAGCGAGGATTTCCTTGAGCGCCTCTTCTGGGAGTGCTTGTAAGTTCATGAGGTAAACGGATTAAGGGATGCTAAACCAATTGGAGGCATTGTTGTAGGGGTTAGGTTAAACCCTGAGGCTATGCCTGGTGTCAACGTTGGAGCCTGAAAGGATGGCGAAGCCGTATATTGAGGCATGGGAGGCGGAGCAGGCGTAAATGTCTGAATCTCAGGAAACGGAGCCATATCCGGACGTGGGACACAACTCTGTGATGTCGTGTCATACATGTATCCCTCAGGGCATTCAGGTTCCTGCTGTGTAAAGTTCTGCAGGGCAGCATTTCCAGCCATCTGTCCCATGCTTTGCGTATTGTCATCGCCGCCGCCGCCCATGTTACTAAACGGGTTGATCATGTCCGACGCCGCCTGACGCTGCGCATCCGACATGTTCGGGTCGTTAAACGTAGCGTTTGGTGTCTGCGTCCCAGTGTAAGCCACCGGGTTACCGCCCGCATCCAAAGCCATAGAACCGATGATCTGCCCATTCTGGTTCGTGACCGGCGCATAACGGTCCACGTTTTCGTTTGGACGAGAAATAGCTTGGCCAACTCGCTGACCAACCGCAGTCGTACCAATCCCCGTACCCTGATACGTGTTAACAGGGGTGGTAAGCTGGTCCTGAATAGCCTGCTGCGAAAACTCCGACATCGTATTGGCGATAGAAGCCAGGGGCGACACATAGCTCAGGTAATCCAAAGCCTTGTCCATGAACGTCGGCTCTCGGTTCATGTAGTCGTTGATCGCCGACTCTATCTCAGGACTGACCTCAGGCAACGGATCTGGCTCAATATAGCCAATGCTGCGCGCGTTAATCCCCGTCGGATCCAACGAGATCTTAGCGTACTCGTCAAACAAAACGTCCCGTGGACCTTGCTCCGTGGCCACCGTTACTCGGTCAGGGCGAGGTGTTGGCGTCGGAACGGAGGGAGATCGGGCGGTTTGCTGCTTACCTGTTGCAGAAGTGCTGAGACTGTCATTGCCACTGCCGCCAGCGAGATTACTGCTCCCCCCGCCACCGCCACCGCCAAAACCACCCGTGGATGGTGTGCTTGGAGAAGAGCTCGCCCCGCCACCGCCACCGCCACCGCCCTTATTAACAGACGGACCGCTTACCGGTGATGATGGAGAAGATACGGGACCCGGTGTTTTGTCGCCCTTGGTGCTGTTGCCACCACGAAAACCGTCGTCCGGACCCGACGACTTAGTGCCTTTGGAACCAGAAGAGGACTTGCCACCACCAGACGACTTACCGCCGCTGTCCGCCTTACCGCCCTTGGCATAGCCCTCGACGTTCAGCTTTCGGATTTGCTCGAAGAATCCCATGTCTCTTCCTCTTCAACTTCCCCGCTGCAGCAAGGATCTACATTCGTTCCACAAGTTATACACTGATAATGGCCGTGAACAAAGACCCGACCTTCCTCAGACCCACAATAGAGGCACCGCTCAGCCACCAAATAATCTCCGGAACAAGCCGCCAATCCCGCCCTCACGCTCCGGTTCGCGATAGAACAGGCTCTCGGGCCCCGGCTCTCGCATCTCGGCCCTTGGTGGTTCACCCTGACGGCGAAGCTCCTCTTCCGCAACCTGCTGCATCGCCGCGTTCATCTGCTCCACGCGGTCGCGATCATCAGTACCCTCCTCAGGAAGGAACTGGATAGTCGACTCAATCGACTTTGTTGCCTCGGGAAACAGCCAGTCCTGCCGATTAGACGGCAAGTTCCACGTATCGCTCGGGTTATCGCCAAGCTCAATCAATGCCTCCTCGAAGTCGTAACCCATCCGGTTGGTGCCAAGACCCCGATCACGGAAGGCCTGCAGTAGCTCAGGGTTGTTCCGAACTGCTTCGTTCAAGAAGTCCACGCCCGCATGACCCGACTCGTGCGCCATGACCGGGTCCGAAAAGTAAATCCCGCCCATGCGGATCTTGCGATCCTCCGGCGTATACGTCCCGCGCGTACTAGGATAACCAGAAGAACCGCCCGGCTCGAAGTCCACGCCGCGCAATCCACCCAAACTCCGATACCCAAGCCGACGTAGCGCGTCATCCCGCAAGTAAGGATCCATGTCCGCACGGGCCTCCAAAGCCGCAAAGTCCTCCGCCATACGCATAGCCTGCTCACGGCGCTGCTCAGGCGTCAAAACGTCAGGACGTTGCTGCGGAACAAGTGAACGCTGTGGTGCTAAAGGCCCCGCCATCAGTCCAACATACTCCCCATAGATCCAAGGCCCGAGGTCCGTGAACCACGGCCCGCCTGTACTCGAGCCGTAGGCGCAGGCGCCTCGCGCGACGCCTCCTGAGCCCGCTGCCGCTGCAGCATGTCATAAACCATACGCATCCCGGCCCCCGGATCTCGCTCCTCGCGCAGCATGGACAAACCCTCTTGCGTCCCGAACAACCCGCGTTCGTCTACGGTACCCATAGGGCGCGCAATATCGCCAGTGCCCAAGATGTTCGCTACGTAGTTCTGGGTTTCCTCGAAGTTCGGTACGCCACCAGCATCCTCAACTGCAGTCGGACCCGCGTTATACGCAGCAAGGGCCAAGTCCCAAGAACCAAACTTGTCGTACATAGCACGGAGATACTGCATCCCGAACTCTACGTTCGCCTCTTGATCAAACAACTGGTCCTCAGATAACGGCGTGACGCCATATCCAGGTTCAGACGCCGTACCCGGCATAACCTGCATCAAACCACGAGCACCCGCAGGGCTCTCAGCGTCAGGGTCAAAACCACTCTCCTGCTGCACAACACGGACAGCTAAAGCCTCCGGAATGCCATAGCGGCGGGCAGTGTTACGTACGAGTTCTACTGAGTCCATAAGCGAGGTCCTAGGTCCAAGGTCCAAGAAACTTTAACAGCTTCTCAAAAAATCCTCAATGCTTTGCTCCTGAGCCTCAAGCGTAAAACACTTCGGACCTATAGACGTATGCTTCGTCGTCACCGAAGACGCAGGACGCATCAACAATAACTCCAAGTCAACCGCCACAAAGCAGTACCAGTCCGCATCAGGAACCCTGCTCGTATTGAAGTTGTACCTCGGAACTCGAACCGCAGGCCCACCACCGCCAGCCCGTATCCCCGTGGCAGCCTTAACCTCAACCGTGACTATCGAATCTCGGACCTTGCACCACAGGTCAGACCCCTCGCGGTCCACGTGGTGACACTCAACGCCATGTTTCTCCAAGACGTAAGCCGCAAAGAACTCGCCCATGCGGCCCGTGTCTCTGTTGGAAGCGGACACCGGTCATGTCCCCCGCAACTACCTACAGTTGTAGAGGACTATACAGAATTATCGTAACAAATCCATATACATCTGAGCCGTCTGCTTCTCAGCCTCCAACTCAGCCTTGTCACGCTTGCGCTCCTTCAACGCACGACGCAACGCAGCAACGTCATACCCCTTCGATTTCATAACCGTAAACTGATCGCTCATCTCACGAGTAATATCAGCCCGCTCTAGCTCCAAGCTCTCATAGTGCGTGAAGAACTGCTTCAGATCCTCCGCAGCACTCGCAGTCGCCTCCGCATTGTGCTTCTCGAAATCAGGGTCGCTTTTCATCGGTACAACAGTCATACCTACCTCCGCTTAAAAACACGGCAAGCATAAGCCACAGAAAACTGCTAGGCAAGACCAAGGACCGAGGACCACGGTCCTCCTCAGGAAGATCCTCTCGAGTCAGCAACCCTTTCCCCCCAACCAAAACAAGCCGCGTCTCGGACCTCGTACCTCGGTGCTAAGTTGTAAACCGCATCCGGAGCATACTGCGTCATCAACACAGTCAAACACTCAGCCTCCGTAACAAACGTAATCGGAGCCGCTACAGCCTGGCAATCAGACGTTCCCGCCGTGCATATAAACAAAAGTGCTGTCCACATCAGACCTCAAGAATAGCACGAAGCTGCTTTTTACTCAAACCTAGATCGTTCAACTGACGCTCCGTCATGTTCTCAATCTGCCACCGAGCAACACGGCGCTCCTGGTTCTTTTGAATTACGTCAACAATACGCTGGATAAAAGTCATCGGTTTCCCCTTCATGTATCACAACGCGATACATACCACAGGATCTGTGACAGGAGTTTTGCAGTTGCAGCATTGCCGCTATGCCCAAATGAAAATATACCCGCGATTTTTTGGAGGCCAAATCGATTACTTGATTTGAGCTTTCTTTGCCCGGCGCGTCCGACGGTAACTTCTGTTCTCAGAAGATTTCAATATCCCTAGGTTTTTTGAACTATTGTTGCGAGGATTGCCGTCCTTGTGCGTCACGTCCTTGCCGTCACCCTTCTTAACACGCCCAGCCTTCGCCATCTTAGCTCGGGCCGCGTTCCTCGCTGCTCGGTTCTTCTTTTGCTCGGGACGAGAGTGGTAGTTCTCGTACTCGGATTTGTAGTTCCTGGCCATCGGGACCTCCAAACAGGGCGCAATGAAATTATACCCGAATGAATTTACAAAACCAGTAATATAGGACGCACACCAGACCCACGGGGGTCAAATAGGGGGGATGGGGGTCCGTCGCACAATTTTGCTGGGCGCGAAAGGGTGGAGTAACCCCCGGCGCAGCAAGAGACAAGGTGCTCGGTCCACGGTCCTTGTATTGTGTCCCACGACAAGAGCAGCAAGATGTGCAGGCACAGCAAGCAGCACACTGCTCGTGGAAAATAAAAGATCGACCTCGTTGATTTGTGGGCGTCCGGGCGGGCTACTCATGAACCGAGCCCCAAGGGTCTCGGCCCTGCGGGTGAGTATCCCTGACGCACTCTCGCAGACAGCAGGAGAGGTCTGTCGGGAACCGCGCCGAGGCGGCGGATCGGTGGAACGATCCGCTCGGCTCGGGTCGCGGAACGGGACGAGACGAGCGCGGCCCCTCCACCGCAAACGGACAGGTTATCCGCCGCGCTCTGTCTCTGTGTCTACGAAGGTTCGCGCACACTCTGGCTTCGCACATGGAGTGGATCGCCATTAGCGCGGCTGCGAACGTCCTCGCAACAGCTTTTCGTCGTGCGAAAGCTGTTGCTGCGGTGCTCGCCGCGCGGCGATCTATATTGCATCAGCTGCCAATGGATACAGTTGCAAGCAACTGTATGGGCAGCTGATATACTACTACTACTACAAAGCCCGTCCGCTTTCCGTGAACGGACGCGGCTCCCAGTCCAAAAAGTCAAGGTGCGGGTTTTTCCCAACGTCCCGATTCCAGCACCTGCATCCTGAGATAAAGTACATGCGACGAGGGCACGGCGGACGAAAAACCCAAGCTGGATACCCTTGACTTTTCGGCCTGTGAGACGCTGTTTACAATTCACGGCGGACACGCTTGTAGCAGTAGAAGCCGAGTTTCAACTAGTAAGGAGTAAGTAAGATGCGCAACTTCAAGTTCCACTACGACGCAGCACATGCATGGCTCAAGGTTCACAAGCTGGATCTGCTCGATGTCGACATGGTCCCACAAAACTTCTCAGCTTACAGCTACACCGATGGTGAGTGGCTGTATCTGGAGGAGGACTGCGATGCAGGTAAGTTCCTCACCGCATTCGAGAAACGATACGGTGGCTTCAAGATCACCGACATCGACGACGGCTACGACAGCCCAATTCGTTCACTACCACGTAACCAGTAAGGAGTACTACAATGCCTAATCCATTCAGCAAATCACGTAAGACAGACGAGCCATACGCAATCTACAAAGCCATCGGCATGGAGTGGCGCGTCCTCAAAACATACAAGCAGCCATCAAGCGAGGCAAAGGATCCATACGCTCGGTGGTTCGTCGCTGCTAAGTCAGACGCCACATTCGGATCGTTTGAGCTCGGCGACACCTACGCACTGGATGTCAAAGGCTATGGCGCCTTGGTCGCAGCTACGCCCGAGTGGATCCAAGCATACCGCCCAGGCCTTATAGCCCACGGCATGGATCCGCAAATTCTTACACCAACCGAGTATCTTAACCAGAAGGAGACAGCATAATGCCTTCAACACTATCCTCACTCAAAGACCTGAAGCGCGCTTACTACGCGTTGGACGACAGCCGAGCCAAGCTCGAGGAAGTTCAGAGCAACCTTCGCGAGAACACAGACGAGGCTTTCCAAGATATATTGGATGACCTCGACCTGCAAATCGATGAATGGCTGGGGGCACTACACCACACCAGCGAGGACATTCTCGATTGGGTCGGACGTGACGACTAACCACCACGGGGCGGCTTCGGTCGCCCCACATCCACAAGGAGTACATCATGATTATCGAAGAAACCAAATACGACACACGCCACGGCGGACCATACGACCGAGGCGGCGCTGACTACTACTACTGGCGCGGATACGAACCGCACTACTACACAGGCAAAACATACCAATCCGACAGAGTCGAAAAGGAGGACATGACACCAGAAGAGATCGAAGCATACACAGCAGGTTATGACGACGCCGCTAAGTTCGGCGACAGAAAGGAGTGGTAAATGACAAAAATCAAACCCATCGGCATCTTCCACACACCAGTGGATTGGGAAGAGCTCATGCGCTGGATCAACAGCCATCCCGCTGACGACCGCGCACACATCACTACAGGAGCAGCTATGGCTTGGAACCTAGCTTGCAAACAATCAGAAGAGGAGAAATAAACATGAACAACGGCATCATCTACAACGGACCAAGTCTCTTGGATGGCAAGCCAATCGTGGTCATCGCAACATACTCCGACCGCAATACCAAGACGGGCCGAGTGTTGCAGACCTACATCCTACGAGAGGACATCAGCCCGCTCGAGGCCAGCAAAACAGGGGAGGACTACTCCATCTGTGGCAGCTGCAAATTCCGTGGCACACCCACCGACGACCCAAAGCGCAAGCAGGCCGTCGGTCGTAACTGCTACGTCAACCTCGGCCAAGGCCCGACCATCGTATGGAAGTCATACAAGCGTGGGATCTACCCCATGGCCGACTCATATGAAGATCGGAAAAGCCTTGGCCATCGGCGGGTCGTGCGCATCGGTACCTACGGCGACCCCGCCGCTGCTCCCAAGCACATCTGGACCGAGCTTCTCGAGTCCTGCGACACGTGGCTAGCATACACCCACCAACAAGGTTGGGAGCCCGAGATCGCCATGCAGTCAGTCGAGAGCCATCTCGAAGCGCACATGCACTGGCAACAAGGTCGCCGCACCTTCCGCGTCATAGCTGACCTCGGTCAGATCGACACACGGAACGAGGTGCTCTGCCCCGCATCCAAAGAGGCAGGCCGTCGCGTCCAATGTAACCAATGCCGACTCTGTGCAGGCTTCAAGCAAGCCAAGTCGGTCGCAATCGTGGAGCACTAACTACTATCATACCCCGCCGGCCCAAGGTCGGCGGGGTTTTTCCATGCTAAATTGAATCCGCTGCGCGGATAATCCAGGTCCTCGGTCCATGTTCCATGGACCTCAGGCCACGGTCCGTGGCAAAAAATGCGCGCGGAAGGCCGCAAGACTCAAGAACCGCGCGCGGAAGGCCGCAAGACATCCTCAAAATGCCGCTCCAAAAGCGGGCGCAAGCCCTCAAACAGCGCACCCGCGCTCTCGAACCTCGGTCCTTGGGCCGAAAACAGCCCTTCCTGCGCCAAAACAGGCCCCTGATCCGCCCCAAACAAATATAGATGCGAGGAAGGGAGGTGCTTTACTAAGTAAAAAGACGCGCCGTTTCGTGCATAATATGCCATATTCCACGCGATCTGATGACTTTGCAATTTTACAGAGTTATGTTTGCATATTTTCAATTCCAACCAGAAGGGCATCCCGTCCCAAACGATGTGGACATCAGGAACACCGCCCCCGTGGACGTTCTCAATCCGCGTTGCGAAGGCTGTCTTCGGCAGGTTCTGCCTCAATGTATTCCACAGATTTGCTTCTGGACCCTTGCTCATGTGGTGTCACGTCCTTCATTGTCTGCTCGATCTGGAAGGCCTGCGGGTACTGCTTTTGCAGCGCAGCCAAGCGGCCCACGATCTCATCACGGGATAGCTGATCAATACTATTGATGTTCTCGCGCCTGTCGATGGTCAGGCCACCCAAGGCAGAGCGGATCTTCTCCGCGTTGATAGCAGCAGAGAACTGCCCCGCCTCTTCCGCGCCCTTCGAGAGTTCAGACAAGCGTTGCAGCTGACCAATGGTGGTCACAGCATACTGGCGCTCCCGTTCCTCCCGCAGTTCCTCGATGTACTCCAGCACGTGCGGGTATTCCCGCCCATTCAGAAGCTTAGATGCATAAATCGGCGCAACATCATGCGAGTACCCCGCCATCCGCGCGCACTTTGCATTCGAGTAGATGCCCTCGACAATGTACTTTGCAAAGGTCTTCTGTCGTTCCGTGAGTTTACGGGAATGTTTGTCTTCGATCTTCTTCGGATCGGCCATCGTCACCTCCAAGGTTTGACCACCACAACCATACAACAACCCCATCACCCCATTCAACAGGCCTATATAGGCACTTTTCCCAGAGAACGCCAAATCAGGCGAAACTTAAGAAATAAAGAAGGGCATCTTAAAGAATTGCTTAACCGTTTACGTTATACCGTAAACACGTTTACGCTTGTAAGAAGTTGCAAGTTTCCTCTCAAACCCCTTATTTATAAGGCTATAAAGACCCTCTGTTTACGGTGTTTACGGTGTTTACAAGATTTTCGAGTTTGTTTTTCGTAAAACCAAAATTTCTGGGAAAAGTGCCTATATAGCGTAAAACGGTAAACCAAGGACCAAGGACCGAGGACCGAGCATCTCCCTGCAATATCAAATCTCCGCTTGACCTTGTGGACATCCACAAGTATTCTACAACCATTCAACAAGTAGGAGTGAAGCTATGTTTGAAGTACAGCATCGGTTAGCCAACGGCGAGTGGGAGAACACGTGGCACACGTATCATCCCTTTGACGGCGAGAAGCCCATGTATTTTGACACGCGTGGTGATGCGCTTTGTGAGTTGGCGTTGTTCTTTGACGCGTTGAAGGACGCTGTAGAGCGTGGTGGTATGTCCGAGGACCACGGATATCGGCCCGAGGATTTCCGTATCGTTTGGGTTGAGGAGATGGTGGCATGAGAAGCTTTTACCACGTCACAGCATCATGGGTTACGCCGAGTGGTCGTGAGGGTGGCACGTCTTTCCGTTGGTATGGTGATTCGGAGGATGACCTCCTGCCTTTGGTAAAGGATCACATATTGGCTGACCGCCGCAATAAGGTGGCGGGTAAGTTTGATGTGCGGATGCGTAGGATCGAGGAGATGGCGGCATGACCAAGAAGTTTTATGTCGCCGCCCGTATGCATCAGTCCATGAGCGCGGTTGTCGAGGTGCCAGATGACTGGACCGAGGCGGAGGTTCGCGCGTGGTATGAGAGCGAAGGCGCGCAGGGCGAGTTTAAGGTGGACTACGAGGAGTGGGTTTGGGACTGGGATTTCTGCACTGAGGCGATGGACCATGTGCGCCCTGACCTAGTGATTGAACCAAGGACCGAGGAGCAAGGATCATGAAAGTGCAGGCTACGTTTTACAAACATCAGGAGTGGGATTGGGAGGGTGTTGTGCCTGACGATCTCAAGGACGAGGGCGAGATTCGCTTTTGGATCGACAGCAACGTGCGTCAGGACGAGTGGGAACTGGCGGGCGAATATTATGAAGATGGCCCCGTCCAAATCATTACTGACCCGCGATGGATCAGGACAAAAGAAATGCCGATTGCATTGTCGTGTTGGAAGACGGGCGACTATGTCGTGTTCATCGAGGACGCGGACGAGGTGCCTCAAGGACCGATAACCAAGGCCTCAGACATCATGATGGCTGACGGCGCGACCTTTATCATACAGGAGAATATGTGATGGCTAAGTGGGATGTAAGCAACC